GGCATTTAATAGTGGGGATAAAGCCCGCGGGTTAGAATTAGCTGCGAAAGGCGACGAACTTACACGCCGGGCCGATGACATAGAGTCCCAGGCCAAGCAGGGCCGAGACACGCGCTTGGCCCTCCTCAAGCGCCAGCGCGGCGAGTTGCTGACCAACCGCGAGGCCAAGCTTGTCCGTGACTATGAGAAGACAACCCCCGCCGTTGAGACCCTGCCGGTGCAGACGACGCCGAAGTTCCGCGGACGCCAGTTCGGCAGCGCCGAGCGCCGCGAGAACTTCGTCAATGCGTACAGCAGCGCGGTGGATACGGCCTTGGCCGACCTCACTGCCCAGGGTGTCGTTGCCACCCCGAACAAGCTACGCCGCGCGGCGTCCTTGCTGAAGCGCAGCGCCGAGGCTGCCGTCATGGCCAAGGATGACGCCGCCGGGGCGGCTATCCTCGACGAGGCCATGGGCAAAGCCCTGCGCGGGATCATTCCGAAGGCCGAGATCGAGACCTTCCGGCAGAAGCTGGCTGATGCGACGCAGGCAGCGATGCCGGAGACGTTGAACAGCCGCGCCGCCGTCGACGAAGCCGTCATCGCCAAGACTGATGAGATCACGCGCACGCTGGTCGGCATGATTGGCACGCCGAAGGACTTGGTGGTCGACATCGCGCCACGTGTCCCCGGCGGAGCCGGCATGATCACCTTTGGCGAACAACGCGACATCATGGTACTGTCACTGCAAGCCAAGGACGGATCATCGCTTGCCGCCCACGAAGGCTACCACTACCTCGAACGCCGGAAACTCAACGGCTCCGAGCGCCGCGTCGTACGTCAGGCATTCGCCTCGGGCTCGCGCCTGCACCGCATGCTCGTCGCCAAGGCCGAGGCGTACGACGCTGCCAACGGCACGGACATCACCTCCGAGATCCGCGCCATCCCGGCTGAAGCCCGCGCCTACGGTTTCGAGTTCTGGCGTCGCGGCGAGCTTGAGGCCCAAGGCATGATCGCCAAGGTGTTCCAGAAGCTCGCTCGCGTGATGGAGCGGATCAGGAACTATGTTGACGGTCTCGGCTTTACGTCGTACGAAGACATCTTCGCCATGATCCGCCGCGGCGAGTACGCCAAGCGTGACCTCTCGGGAATCAGGGAGTTCGAGCGTGAGGTGATGCGCTCGCGTGCGCAGCGCGAGGCTTCCGAGAAGGCATGGTACTCCGCCCTCACCGAGGCCGTCGCTGACATCCGTAAGGTTGCCGGCAAGGACGGCATGATCGCGCCGGCCCAGGCGAAGGCATGGCTGGCCGCCCGACAGAAAGAAGGCCGGTTCAAGGCTGCCGAGCTTGAGGCCGTCGGCCTCGCCGAGTGGCTCGACCTGCAGCAGGGCAAAGTCTCCGTCGCCGACATCGAGAACTTCGTGCGCGAGCATGGGGTGACGGTGGAGGAGACGCTGTTGGGTGGCAAGGCGCGCGCTAGTCGAGACTTGCGTGTCGCAATCACTGGCGAAGGAGACACCGAGCTTGATTACTCAGCAGATGATTGGCTGAAGCAATCGGCAATACTTGAACGGCAAGCGCAATCGTGGCAACGCAACGGTGATGCTGATAAGGCACAAAAGTATTTCGCTCTGTCTGAAGAAGCCGCTGCTCTAGCGGAAGGGCTGGACCCAGAATCGGGGTCAACGGCAGGGATGCCAAAATTCGCCCAATGGCAACTCCCCGGCGGCGAGAACTACCGTGAGTTGCTGCTGACGTTGCCGCCCACGATCAACGAGGTTCCTGCCTGGAAAGTTATTCGCCCGGATGGGCACGTGGACATGACGTTCACCACGGAGCGTTCTGCTCGCAACCAAGCCCGGATTAGCGGCCCTGGGTATACGGTACAGCAGGGCGATACTGTTGCCGCGCGCGGCGGATTCCGCTCATCCCACTTCGACCAACCCAACATCCTCGCCCACGTCCGCTTCAACGAGCGCACCGACGCCGACGGCAAGCGCGTCCTTTTCATCGAGGAACTGCAGAGCGACTGGGCGCAGAAGGGGCGGAAGGAGGGATTCCGCTATGCGGGAGTAGAGCAGCGAGCGAAACAGCTGCGTGAAGCGTTTAATGCGTCCGAGTGGGCGAAAACCGCCGATGAAGAAGGAATGGAGAGCGTCCACACCCTGATCGATAACTGGGCATCGGGCAGCATCAACGGTAATCTTCTTGCGAGGAGGCTCGAAGAGAAGGGGGTGCCGTACGACGTGGTGAGTATAATCTATGACACGTCTTCAGGCGTCCCCTCCGCCCCCTTCGTCACCGACACCAAAGCCTGGGTCGCCCTCGCGCTCAAGCGCATGATCCGCTACGCTGCCGAGAACGGCTTCGACCGGATCGCTTGGACAACGGGCGAGCAGCAGGCGGATCGGTATGATTTGAGTAAGCAGGTCGAACGAATTGAATATGCCGACAACGGAAACGATCGATATCACGTTGCTGCTTGGGGGCCAACTGGCAGCGCAATGAACGAGCACGTCAATTCCAGCGAACTAGAAGGCGTCGTTGGGAAAGAGATGGCGCAGAAGATTCTGGATGGAGTTGATTCCGGCGTAGCTCCGAAGCAAAGTGGTCATAAGGTTATCTCCGGCCTCGACCTCAAAGTCGGCGGCGAAGGCATGAAAGCCTTCTACGACAAGATCGTCCCGCAAGTCGCCAATGAGGTTCTCAAGAAGTTTGGGGGCGGGAAGGTTGATGTTCGATTGATAGAGGAGGGAACGGACTACCCTTCGACGGACGTGCGCCATGGGACTGAACCTGACTTGGTGCAACCCGGCTTCGACATCACCCCCGCGCTTAAAGGCGAGGCTATGGCCGGTCTACCGCTTTTCAGCAAGGCTGCCACCGAGTCGATCCAGGACATCGGCCGGCGCTTCTCCGAGGGTGAGCTTCAGCGCGAGCAAGTAAACGTGCACCTCATGGGTCAGTTAGACCGCCCGGACATGCGGGATCTCACTGAGCGCTTGGGCGAAAAGGTCGGCTTTGAACTGAAGGCTCTCGGCAACTCGATCCGCCGCATGGGCCACAAGTACATATTTAGCGGCCTCGCCCGCGCCCGGGCCTCACAGGGCTACGCCAACGTCTTCGGCGTGATGACTCACTTCATCCAGCGCAAGGCGCTGATCTTCGAGCGGGCGATCGCGAAAGATCTCTCGACATGGGTGAAAGGCGCACCGTGGAGCAAGCAGGCGCGGGCCGACAAGACTATTGCGTTCGGGGCTATGCTAAAGGCAACGGTCAAAGGGCTAGATCACGACTCGACAGAATATCATGACTTGATGAAGCCGCTCACGCAAGAGCAGCGGGCCATGGTTGATCAGGCATGGGCCATGATTGGAAAGATGCTCGACGCCGAGTTCGTGGCCGAAATGAAGCAACGACATAAGTTGCTGGTCGACACCCGAGGACTGTCCGCGTGGGTTGCTGCGGCGCCGGAGGACCAAGCAACTGTCCGTGCCGGACTGCGTGCGGCGGCGCTTGCCGGTAGTCAAGATGCCGTTCGTCGCGGGCTGACTCCACAGCAAGCCGCGATGTTCGATCAGGCCTGGGCAATCAGCGCTGCTTTCAACGAATGGGTGGCCACGCGTAAAGCACAGGTGGAGCACCTGAAGAAGCATAGCTACGTCCCCGAGCGGCGCTATGGTGATCATTTCGTCCATGCCTACGTCGACGCGCCCGACGGCAAGAAGATCACCGTCTACTACGAGCAGTATGAGCGCGAAGCCGGCGCCACGGCCGCGAAGGCTGAGCTTGAGAAGATCTTCGCCGCCGAAGGTTTGAAGGTGGAGTACGGCTTCAAGCACAAGGTCGACTATGACGGCTCGGTCTCGATCGGGCAGTTCCTCGACCTCGCGCAACGGCACGGTATCGCTCTCACACAGGCCGAGAAAGAACGTCTTGGCAAGGCGCTGATCGCCGCTGACAGCACCCGCCGCAACAGGCTCTTCCGCCGGCAGAACGTGGCGGGCTACAGCCAGGACGGCATGCGCGTGCTCGCCGAGTTCGCCGTGTCCATGTCGAACAAGATCGCCTACTCCGAGATGGGTGACGCGCTGCAGGACGCGCTGCAAGGCCGGCAGGTCGACGTCGCGTTCACCAAGGATGGCACGGTCACGATCAACACGCAGGCGAACACGAACCTGTGGCAACTCGACGGCCCGGACGCCGGCTTCTTCCGCAACCTCGCGGATGAGAAGGTCGGTTTCGTCATGTCGCCGGATTCCCGGTCGACCATCTCGAACAAGCTGCGGGCCTTGGCGGTGATATACTTCCTCGGAGGCTCGGTCGCGGCGGCTGGCGTCAACCTTTCGTCGCTTCCGATGATTACTTTCCCGTGGCTGACGCAGCACACGAGCCCAGGCAAGGCGATGTCGACTCTGCTCGAAGCCATGCGCATCACCGGCGCAAACTTCAATGACATCCGCGACCTCCCTACGTTGCTGAGCCAGAAACCGCTCGAAGGAATCGACAGCGTGGATGGTCTCCGCCACGCGTTGCAGATCGGCGCTCAGGATGGGTCGCTGTTTGACACGGAGCAGTACCAATTCATGGGCCTCTCGCGCGGGCAGGAATACTCGCTCAGCGGGCGCACGCAGGAGGCGGTGAAACTCTGGATGACGCCGTTCCGGCTGGCCGAACAGTACAACCGTGTGTCGGCCTTCATCGCGGCGTACAAGGTAGCGAAGAGCAACAAGCTCGACAACGAAGCCGCCCACAAGCAAGCCCAAGAGGCGGTCTTCGGCACGCAGTTCCGCTATGACGAGGCCAACCGCCCGGCGCTCGCCGACTCGGGCGTGGGCAGCCTGTTCTTCGTGTTCAAGTCGTTCCCCATCTTCATGATGGAAACGATGACCTTCCTCGCCAAGACGAACCCGAAGTCGGCTGTGTTCATGCTCGGCATGCTCGTGCTCATGGCCGGCGTCGAGGGACTGCCGTTCGCGGAAGATCTCGAAGACCTGATCGACGTGCTGGCCCAGCGCCTGTTCAATGAGCCGTTCAACTCGAAGCGGTGGCTGCGCAACACCCTGAAGTCGGCCAGCGAGGCGGTCGTCGGCGCCGATCTCTCGGGCGTGCTGATGCACGGCGTTGCTAACTCGTTGACGGGGCTCAACTTCGCCAGCCGTGTCGGCGCCGGCAACCTATGGCCCGGCACGCGGATCGGCGCTGCCGACGTGGATTATCGTCGGGCTATGGAGGAAATACTCGGCCCGGTTGGTGGCATGATAGGCGGCGTGGTGAGCGGCGTCGACGCCCTGAGCAAGGGTAACTTCCTCGAAGCGGCCAAGAAGGGCCTGCCGCTCGCCGCGAAGAACGCTGTCAAGGGCTGGGAGCAATTCGAGAAAGGCTACGCCACTGACGCCGGTGGCCGCAAGCTTGTGGATGTCGGCTCATGGGAGGCGTTCTGGCAGTCGCTTGGCTTCAGCTCGGCGGCGCTGTCGCAGGTCTACGAGAGCGACCAGATCGACCGCCGGACGACGGCGTTCTACAATGACGTCCGCACCCAGTTCAACAAGGAAATGATCGCCGCCATCCGTGAAGGCGACCGGGCCGCGGCCAACGAGGTCGGGCAGGCGATCATGGCATGGAACCAAGCACACCCGGACATGCCGATCGCCATGTCGCCGGCCAGCCTCCGCCGGCAGGTGGCCTTGGCCGGGATGCCACTCAGCCAACGCACGCTGCTGACGATGCCGCGATATCTCAGAGGCCAGTCAGAGGCCGCCATCGGCCTAGCAGCCGAGTAACCTGACGGGGTATAATTGACCATGGACATCACAATCAAACAAGGCAAGACGTTCACGCTGACGCTCAAGTATGGCCAGCCGCAATTCACGGTCAAGGCTATCACGGGCATCACGAAGTCGGGCCAGGCCGTCGTCGCAGCGACCGGTCACGGCCTGACGCTCGACTGGCCGGTGTGGGTCGTTGGCGTCGCCGGCATGGACCAGATCAATCACACGGCGGACGAGCTACGGCAGGCGTGTGCCGCCTACTACGGTTACTACGTCGACGCCAACAGCCTGCGACTCGACGTCGACACCACGCGCTTCGGCACGTACACGAGCGGCGGCGAGGTGCTGTACCACCCGCCGGTCAACCTGACAGGCTTCACCGCGCGCATGCAGATACGCGAGACGGTCGAATCGACGACGGTGCTGCACTCGCTGACGACCGAGAACGGCGGCATCACGCTCGGCGGCACCGCCGGTACGATCGCCCTGCTGATCAGCGCCACGGATACCGCGGCATTCACGTTCGACTCTGCGGTGTATGACCTTGAGATCATCAGTGGTAGCGGCGTCGTGACGGAGGTCATGGCTGGTGCCGTGCTGCTCACGGACGAGGTAACGCGGTAATGTTGCTGGCGGACCAGCGGGATACGGTGCTGGTTGAGGCGCCGCGTGTCCAGCTCGTCGTCGCCGAACGCACGGTCGCCGGGGTTGTGGCCGCAGGGCAGCAAGGCCCGGCCGGCGCGACAGGGCCTGCAGGCCCGCCGGGGGCTGCGGCGGTTGAGATCGCCTTCGCCTACGGCGACGCGACACCGGTGGCACTGACGACCGCGACGGCGGGCAAGCTCGTATATGGCGTCGACATCCATATCCGCACGGCGTTTGATGGCTCAGGCGCGGCGCTCACCGTTGGCGACGCCGGAGACACGTCCCGCCTGATGGCGGCGAACGAGAATGACCCGACCGCAGTCGGGAGCTACACGACGACCCCGGCGTACGCTTACGGGTCGGATACGGGACTCACGCTCAGCATCACGCCGGGCGCAGGAGCGTCGCAAGGCGCGGGTGTTTTGGTGTTATACATTCAGCAATAAGGAGCACATATCATGGGATGGTTTACTGACCTGCTTGGCACGACCCGGGCCTACTTCAAGATCGGCGGCACAACTGGCGTTCGCCTGAAGAACAACTCGGGCAACCTCGAAGTTCGCAACACGGGCGACTCGGCTGACGCGGCTGTCACCGCGAGCAAGGTGAACGTCAGCGGCGACGTGATCGACATCAACTCGGATGCCGCAGGCTCGGGCGCCGATTGGAAGTACACGGTCCAGCGCCCGGCGAGCGGCATGACTGCCGCCGTCACGCTGACGCTGCCGCCGGACGATGGCACTTCGGGGCAGGTGCTCCAGACAGACGGTAACGGAGTGCTCACATGGGTGTCCGCCGGTGCGACCGGTCTTGCGCTCAAGATGGACACGACCTCGCTGGCCTTTGGCGCGTCGAGTCCGGTCGCCATGATGACCACTGGAGCGGCCGACATCATCGACCACATTGACGTGATCATCGACACGGCCTTCGACGGCACGCCGAGCGCCTCAGTAGGCATCACAGGCACGACCAGCAAGTATCTCGCCGCGACTGACATTGACCTGACGGCTACTGCGGGCACTGTGTTCACGGTGCATCCCGGTATCGCCGCCGCTGGCGCGGAGCCGTTGATCCTGACGTATTCGGCTGGCGGCGCGTCGGCCGGTGCCGCGCGCTTCATCGTCTTCTACGGAACGCCTGCGTAATGGGCCTCTGGACTGACGTAATCGGTACGGTCCGGGGCTACATACGCCTCGGGCTGACCGGCGTCCGGCTGAAGAACTCAAGCGGCGCGCTTGCCGTGCGCAACGCGGGGGATTCGGCTTATGCGGATGTTGAATGCGGAAACGTAAACGTCGGGCCCGGAGGCAAAGTTACGTTTGAAGGCACGACAGACGATGCCTACGAGATGGCCATTGACCCAGGCGATCCGACCGCTGACCGCACGCTGACGCTGCCGAACAAGAGCGGGACGCTTGCGACAACTGACGATGTTGCAGCCGGCATGCCGCGCTCCTATCTCGCCGGTCTTACGCTTTCCAATAACGGCTCAGACGCCACCAATGATATAGACATTGCTGCCGGTGCCTGCCGGGATGCGACGAACGCAGTCGACATGGTGCTGGCCTCGGCTCTCACCAAGCGACTCGATGCTGCATGGGCGGTCGGCACGAATCAGGGCGGTTTGGATACCGGCTCCATCGCCAACGATGTTTATCACATCTGGCTGATTAAGCGATCCGACACTGGCGTGGTTGATGCGCTCTTCTCCGCTTCCGCCACCAGTCCGACGATGCCGGCGAATTACGATTACAAGCGCCGAATCGGCGCGATCATTCGCGCATCTGGAGCAATTCGTACTTTCGTTCAGGACGGCGATCTATTTCGGCTCAAGGCTTCCGTGCTGGACGTAGGTTCAACCAATCCTGGCACGTCATCCGTCACCAGTGCTGTCACCGTACCCGACGGCATTAATGTTGGCTGGATCGGCAACGTGGAGTTCAATACAGGAGCCGGTACTGCATCGGCTTTATATCTTCGTGATGCCGATGCCACTGACGAAGCGGCTTCTGGAACTGCTGCCCCTCTTGCGGCGATTCGATGCGGTACGTCTGATCAACAGATGCTTCATGTTCGCGGCCTTCGTACGGACACTTCGGCGCAAATCTACTGGCGGTTAAATGCTTCTGACGCAAATGTCGCAGTTCGCATGGCAACACTTGGATGGTTTGATTCTCGCGGTAAAAACGACTAAACGGGGCACATTGATGGCTTGGAAAGAATCGGACAAGATTTACACGTATGACCTGCACAGCGGGCCAACTGTCGTCTTCGCAGGTGACACCACCAGCGGTGGCCCGCCGAACTACACGCCGGACATGTGGCACACCATCGACCTCAAGCCGCTCGGCGTTTCTGCCGATGCGTCGTTCGCAGAGATCAATGGGTTCCTTATCATTACCGACCTCGGCTCGGAAATCGACAACCTCACAGCGACATTCCGCGCGCCGGGTAGCACGCTCGACGCCGGTAACTACCAGATGCAGGCCATCTCTGTGTTCAGCGGAGACGGCGCTAGGCAAGTGCAATCTGTCACGGTCGCGTTGGTTGACGGCTGCTTTCAGCTTTTTTGGAAGAAGCAAGTCGGCGGCGTCGCCGAAAACGGGCACCCAACTGGTTTCCTGTTGAACCTTTGGCTCGCCAAGTGGGGCCGCGACCTGCCTGATGCAGAGGATCAAACGGCGGCGATTACTGCACTTGATGCCCGCATCGCCGCGCTAGAAGCTGCGCCCGCGCCGGTTGATCGTTCGGCGGCCATCACCACACTGCAAGCTGACGTGGCGGCGCTGCAAGCAGCGGTGCAAGCTTTACAACCTGAGCAACCGGGCCAAGTGATAAATGTCCCTTCGGGGGGCATCGTAATTCAGTTTGTTCAAGAGGATTGACGCCATGCACGACCAAACAACCGGAACACTCGCCATCAAGACGGCCAACGTCGTGACCCAGGCGGCAGCCGCGGGCACGGTCTACTTCGGCCTCACGTTGAACGAGATCGGCGTGATCATCGGTATCCTCGTCGGTGTGATCGGCTTGATCGGCCAGCTCAGCCTGACGTGGTACTACAAGCATCAGCATCTGCAGCTCGCCCGGCAGAAGCGCGCGTCCGATAACGATCAATGAGCCGCAGCGCGATATACACGCTCGCCCTCTCGGCCTCCCTGCTCGTGGGGGTCGTCCTGCATGAGGGCTATCGCGACACGACGTACTACGACAGCGTGGGCGTCCCGACGATCGGCCCGGGCCGCACCGAGGGGGTCAAGCCGGGACAGCGCACGACTGTCGAGCGCGAGCTGGTCCTGCTGCTCAACGATCTCGACTGGCGCAAGCGCGAGATCGCGGCCTGCGTGAAGGTGCCGCTGTATCAGTGGGAGCTGGACGCAGCGATGTCCCTGGCGTACAATATAGGAGTCAAGGCGTTCTGCGGCTCGACCATGGTCAAACGCTGGAACGCCGGGGATTACGCAGGCGGCTGCGCCGAGATCAAACGCTGGGTCTACGCCGGGGGCAAGAAGCTCCGCGGCCTAGTGACTAGGCGCGAAGCCGAGTACCGGCTGTGCATGGGCCAAGACCCCGCCGCTGCCGAGAAGGCAACGGTCGAACGGTGAAGCCGGGCGGCGGGGCACCAAGGAGAGAACGATGTGGTTTTGGGTGTTGAAGAACTGGACCTTGGTGGCGATCGCTGTACTGGCGCTGGCGCTCGGCGTGACTTTCAAGCTGTGGCGGGGCGAGGTGCGGGACTTCGCCATGTTCAAGGCCCAAGTCGAAGTGCTGGGCAAGCAGGCCGAGGCGGAGAAGAAGCGCGTCGAGGCCGAGAACAAACGAATCGCGAAGGAGATGAGTGATGCCTGGGCGAAGAATCTTGAAGTGGCTCGTGACAACGCTGTGCGCAACTACGCTGCTCGGATGCGCCGCGACGCCGGTAGCCGTGCAGTGCCCGGAGCTTCCGCCGGTGCCCAAGCACCTGCTGGAGCCGGCAAAGAACAAGTGGCTGCTTGCGCCCCCGACGAGCAATTCATCCGCGACGCCGCCGAAGACGCGGCCCGAGTAGAAGAGGCCCGCGAGTTTTTCCAGCGGCACAAGTTCCCAACCTATTGAGGAGAGCAGCATGGCGCAAGTTACTTCGAGTCACCCCCGGCAGGACTTCAGCGTCTTTGCCAAGAACGAAGCCGTCACCGTCGCCCAAACGGGCAACACGGCGCTGATCGAGGTCGATACCTCCTGCATCGAGAACCTCGCGGTCGAGGCGGTCGTGACCGGCCAGAACCTCGACGCCTTCGTAGTGCAGGGCAAGGTGCATCCGGAGAGCACCTACGTCACCCTGGCCAGCGCGACGGCCGACTACACGACGCCGAACAGCCCGATCATCCGGGCGAGCGGGGATCTCACGGGCATCACAGCCGGCGCCACCGGTTGGTTCCTGATGGACGTTCGACCGTTCTACAGCGTCAAGGTGCTGGCGTCGAGCGGCAACGTGGCCGGCAGCACCGTTACCGCCCGGGCAATTGGCAGGTAATAGCCTGCTTCTGGGTGTGAAAAAGCCGGGCATGCCCGGCTTTCTTGTTTCGCGAATTGCGAATCAGATGCAGCGCTTCGACTTCTCGGCCTTGAGCTGCTTCTCGGCTTCGGCGAGGGCCTGCTGCAGGATGATCAGGTGCTTCGTCACGCGCTCGATCTCTGCGTTGGTAACGACCGTACACCCGCCGTTGGCTTTGCAGAACTCGACCTCTTCATCGGTGAAGCGGAAGCTCTTGCCATCCTCGCCCACGGGCTCGATGGCATAGGCGCTGCAGGAGGCCAGTGACAAGGTGACGGCGGCGATGAGCAGTTTGAATTGTCGCATGGTTCAGTACTCCTAGTATTGATCCGATAGAAGTAACCCGCCGGGTGCGCTGGTAGGGCTAGAAGCGCGGCGGGTGTTGGCAATTCACACTGTACGCCCGTTATATCGGACTGTCAAGCATGCCGAGTTTGGGTACGATCGTTCCAAAATTTGGAACGAAAAGAACCCGCGGGCCAAATGGGGGAGGGGGAGCGGCGCGCGGGGTGACACAGCTTTATTGTACCGCATCTTCCGGCCCTCCGTCCAGCAGCCAGTCGTACTCCTCCGCATCCGGGTCGGGATGCAGCTCCGGGTTATAGCACCCGTTGCAGACGAACTCTCCGGTCTCCTTGTCGTGGTGCCCGTCCCACGAGTGGGCGATCAATGCCCCACAGGCAGAGCATTGGATCATCACGCCTCCAATGCATGCACCGCGCCAGACAGCGCGGCATGCTTCCCGTTGATCTGCCACGTGTCGACCTGTCCGCCGGTGAACGTGGTCCCTGCGCCGAGCACTTTCTTCTTGTCGGCGTCCATCAGCACTCCCGATGCCAGGAGCGTCTTCTTGAGCGGCGTGTAATCGACCTGCCGCTCGGTCAGATATTTCTTCAGCGCCTTCCTGTCGATGAACAGGAACCCGGTGTGCTGCTCGTAGCGCACGACCAGCGCGCCCACCGGCGGCTTCACGATCGTCGTGACGACCTCGGTGCCGCCCATCTTCATCTCGTTGACGACCAGCCGGCCGGACATCGCCGAGTCCAGGAATTGCGCCAGCACGGTCTCGTCATCGACCTTGGACTCGACAACCTCACCGCGGTTCGACCTGATCAGCGCGCAGACCCAATGGAACAGCCGCGTGTAGGTGACGCCGAAGTCCTTGAAGCCGAGCAGACCCAGCGCATGGGCAATCACGGCGCCGTACAGGACCACCGCGCAGGTGTTGACCCAGTACCGTTCCTTGCCGCTGAACCCAACGGCTTGGCGCAGCCCCTCGACTACCTTGTCGATCTCGGCCTTGAGGATTTCTTTGTCGGCCTTGACGAGGTACTGCACGTATGCCTCGCCGGCGTGACCGAAGTTCTTCGTCACCGCCCCATAGATGTCGGTCATCTGGCGCTCGAACCACGCGATGTTCTCGACGCGGTACTCCAACAGCCGCATCATCTCAGCCTCGGCGTTGTCCTTGCCGAGCGCCAGCTTGCCGACCAGCGACGCATTGGTGCTGGCCACGCCCAGGGTCTGCCACTCCGCAGCTTCCCGCATGGTCGAGTCGGAGCGCAGCCTGGCGCGGCCGCGGCCTTCGCTGACCTGATAGACGAGCTGCGACAGGTCGGCGGGCTCGATGTTGGTCAGCTCGTCCATGTAGACCGGCAGGTTGCCAAGCATGGCCATCTTCTCGATCTTGGCGTTGAGCGTGTCCTTCTTGCCGATGCGCAGGCGCTTGTACTGGCCATAGATGGACATCATGCAGGTGGCGCTCAGCGTCTTGCCGCTGTTGGTGAAGCCCAGCATGGAGATCATGGAGCCGTCGTAGCCGGTGATGCTGAACAGGGGCGCACCGAAGCCTACGAGGAAGCTGAACAGGTGGGCCTCCAGTCCGGCCTGGTCGAGCCGATGGATGCCGTCCTGCCAGCCTTCAAGCGTGCCGCCGGTGGAGAGGCCATTGACGATGTCCGTGCTGACGCGATCCGAGACGCCAGCCGCTTGCACGCCCTCCGGGGTGTAGAGCTTGCGGCCGAGCAGGAAGCCCTCCTCCTTCCATCCCATGGAGCCGTAGAGCTTGCGTAGCTTGGTCTTGCTCTGGAGTTCTTGTAGATAGCTTGTCATATATGCCGCCATGAATTTGCTGTTTTCGGGCTTGACGGAGTTGTCCATCATGACCGTCACGAAGTCGCGCTGTGACGCCACCAGCGCCGAGCGGAAGCTGAACTCCTGCCAGCCTTCGTGGGGCAGGTGGTGGCGCACCCGCGTCGCCTCATAGCCCATGTCCATGTCCTTGCACAGCTCGACAGGGAAAAGGTCGTACGGGTAGAAGCGCACCGGCACGCCCTCGACGTCGACGTAAAGGCCGGGCTGGTCGGGCGTGCCGCGCCGGAAGGGCGCCGGGGGGTTGGGTAGCTCCACCACCTTGCTGGCGCCGTCCTGCACGACGGTCAGTGTCGGCGGCGCGGCTTCCTTGATCTCGATGCCGAGCTGGATGGGTGAGGTGATCTTGCCCTTGTACTTGCACCCCTTGCACGCGTCGGCGTACGTGCCTTCCAGCTTGGCACAGGTGGTCGGCGCCATGTTCTTGATCTGGTCGAGCTTGCGCTGCGTCTCCTCCTGCTTGTAGTCGGCGTGCTTGGCGCTCCACTCGTGGACCTTTGCCTCGCCTTCTTCCGCGAAGGCGACGACCTGCAGCGCATGATACCACTGTGGCTCACTGATGCCACCGAAGTCCTTGAGCAGCTTGACCTGGGCGCAGCGATCGGCCACGCGGTCGGCGTTGGACTTCTGATAGCCGCCCACCGGGACGATGAGCCCAAGGGGGTTGACCTGTTGCGCCCGCGCCTCCTGCGGTGTCTCAATGTTGTGCGTCGCCGCGGCGGCCTCGATCAGCTTGTGAAACGTGACATGCTCGATCGGATCGACCAGCGACCCGCAGGTGACTGGCACGGCGCCGGGCTTGCCGTCCTTGATCTTGCGGTTGTGCGTGCCCACCGGGCGCAGGACGCTAGCCTCGTCGGACGTGCGGCTTGAGTCGGCAAGCAGCCCGCAGCCGGCGGTGAGGGCCTTGAGCTGTGCGGCTGTGTGCGACCACTGCCCCGGCATGATCGGGTTGACGAGCGGCCAGTAGACGTGCACGCCATAGCCCGAGTTCACGATCATCGGGCGGGGCAGCCCTGTCTTGACGAGGAACTGACCAAGCGCGCTGATGGCAGCCGCCTGGGTAGGATATTTGGGCGCCTTGCCTATCTCGGCCGGGCCGACGTCGAGGTCGAGCCAGAACGCCTTGACCAGCTTGACGTTATCCTTCGTGCGGTAGTGGCGTTTGCCATCCTTGCCGGTGACGAACTCGGTCCTGTAGCCCGAGCAGGCGTAGTAGACGTTCTGCGCTTGCTCCGTGTCGAGATAGGTGATCCGCTGGGCGAGTTCTCCGGTTGTCTGACAAGCGATGTGCTTGAACCCGTGGCCATTGGGCGACGGGATGGCGGCGAAGTACCAGCAGCCCTCGGGCAGGATAGCCCGGAGGAAGTCATGGGTGTCCAATGGTTAGTGCTCCGCCGGAGCGTACCATGCCCACCCAATAAGCCCTCGTTGCGCAAGTGGGTCGCCAGCTACAGACAAAGCTTCCCGGATGTCCCATTTAATCTCGTGCTGCCGATCAAGCGGAACAACTGCGTCTATCCCTGGTTGGAGCACTTCTTTGGCCTCTGTGAGCAGTTCGTGAGTGATGCCACTGCCTGTGAAGAAAACGTAATCGCCATGAAGTACGCCTACGCGGCGGGTGGCGGCGGCCCATGGGGCGTGCATGTAGGCACCACGCGAGTCTGTTGCGCGCGCTGCGGGTATAGCCAACGCGGCGGTTCCTGCCGCGAATGTAGCTAGAAATGTCCGGCGGTCCATGGCCCTCCCCCTCAGTTCTTCGGTTTAGCCAGATCGTGCAGGGCCTGCTTCATCTTGAGCAGGCGTTCTTTGCGCTGTGTCGGGTTCTTCGACAGCGGCAGCAGGCGCTTGTCCATGGCGCCGAGCAGGCCCCGGGTGTAGAGCTGCTCGCGCAGTACGACAGTGCGCTGCAGCGGGGCGGACGTGCCCGAGTACCACGCGTAGATCGTCTGGCGTGACACGCCATAGATGTCGGCCAGCTCGGTCTTGGTCAGGCCCGAGTCATCGAAGACCCGGGCGAAAGCTTCACGGTTGAACATTGTTGTCTTCCTTTATTTCGTGCATGAGACAGTCTGCCTCCGTGATGTCGAACGTGCATATCACGTCCGGATCGTTGCACAGCTCGACTATGAGGCAAGCGCCATCGTGCGGATGCGCCCCACACACAAGCACGACGCCCAGCTTGCGGTCCCTGTACCGCCTACCGAACACTACGTCATCGAGCTTCATTGTCGTCTCCTTTTGGTGGCCGCCCTCAATGTAGCCGCACACCCCGGGCCTCGTGAGCGGGAATCACACTACGCGAGGGCGGCCACCAAAAAGCGGGACAGCCACGAGGGCAGCCGTCCCGCAACCAAGCTTACGCCGTGGGCGTCTGCATGGCGCTGCGCAGCAATGCGTCGAGATCCCCGCCGAGGTCGGCCGGTGCGGCGTTCGCGAAGCTCTGCGCCGGAGCGGCAGGAGCCGGGGCAGCAGGCGCCGCAGCCGGGGCGGCGTCAGCCGGCTTAGCCGCCGGGCGACCACGCCGCTTGCCGGTGGCTTGGGCTGCCGGAGTCTCAGCTTGGATAGCGGCAGCGCCCGGCGCCGGCTTGCCCGCCAGCGTGGCGTACACGGCCTTGCCGGCGTCCGAGTCGATACCGCCGGAGGCATCCACCGCGAGCTTCACATGCGGGGGCAGGCCCTCGAACGGGTCGGCGGGCTTGGGTGGCTCGGCAGGCGCCGGGGCGGCGGGCTTGAACTGGGCGAGCAGGGCCGCGCCACCAGGCGAGTCAGGGCCGCCAACCGCCTCGATGGCAGCAGCGATCTGATCGGTCAGACCGTTCTTCCATTCGGGCTTCGCCTCGGCGGGCGCAGCGGCGGGGGCGGTCGGCGCAGCGGGAGCCGCCGGGGCAACAGGCGCGGGGGCCGGAGCCGGCGCGGCAGGCTGTGCAGGCGCCGCCGGAGCAGCCGCACGGGGCGCCTGCGGGGCCGACTTCCTGGGGCTGGCGATCAGGCGCACGTCGTCCTCGGTCTCGCGCTGGCGCACGATGGCCAGCTCTTCCGGGGTGAGATAGCGGCCGAACTTGAACTGCAGCTTCGGGAACGTGACCGTCGGGTCGAACTGGATCTTGGTGACGCACGTGCTGATCTCGACCCCCTTGCTGTCGAGCAGTCGCACGTACTCGGCCCACGGCTTGAGCGAGGCCGGCGTGATGGTGAAGGCGATGGCCTTGCTCTCGTCCAGCTCGGCGACCGGCAGGATCACCAGGCGTTTGTTGTCCGAGCACGCCTTGATCTGCTTGCC